AAACTGGCAGGCAAGAGACGCTTTTATCGGAACCACAAAGACAAGATACTCGCCGACCAGAAAAAGCGCTACCAAGAGAAGCGTGAAGACATCAGTGCTCAGCACCGCGAGTATTACGAAGCCAATCGCGAAACCATCAAAGAAAAGTCGCGAAAATGGGCATCTGAAAACAAAGAGCGTAAGGCGCGCATCGACCGAGAGTATCGCGCGGCAAATCCTGAATCGGTCAAGAAAAACCAAGCTGTATACGTCCAGCGCCATCACGCGAAAATCAAACAGAGGACTCGCGCATGGTATCGCGAAAACAGGGATCACGTTCTTGATCTCGCGCGCAAATGCCGCGAAGCGAACCCTGAGAAGTACGGTGCATATGCGCGCACTTCAAAGGCCCGCCGCAAGGCAGCGCCCGGTAAGCATACTGGCCAGGACGTTCGGGATATCTGGGAGCGACAGAAAGAACGCTGTGCCGTTCCGCGCTGCACGCACCCGATTTCAAACAAGCGGTGCGACCCGAACATTTTTCACGTCGATCACATCGTCGCCTTGGCCAACGGTGGCACGAACTGGAAAGACAACGTCCAGATCCTCTGCGGGTTTCACAACATGCAGAAACAGGCGATGGACGACATGGAGTGGGCGCAGCGGGAGTTGGGGATGCTGTTCGTTCCGTAACCGGCTGGCGGCCTGATAGAATCTCTGCATGGACACACCAGAGCAGGCGGCGCAGGTATACCCGATTGAGACGGCAACATTCGTGACTGCCGCGGATGTGACGTTCACGGATTCGGCCGTGGTTAAGCAAAAGGCGCGCGGTTACCTGACGCTGGAATTCGACCAGGCGACCGGCGTTTTCCGAATGACGAAGTTCACACCGGTGCCGCTGGCCGGCCTCTACGGGATGTAGGGCGTGGCTTCCTTCGCTTCCACGGTTTGGAGTTCTCTCGAACGGGCATACGAGCGCGAGTTGCTCAGGTTGTTTCGCGGGTTCGGGATGCTGTCTCCGCGCCAACTGCTGGCCGTAGCGCGCACGCCGGCGTTTCAGGCCGCTGCGCTGAAGGTAGCGGAGCGGATGGTGGGGCGCCTCGATACGGCGAATGCGAAGTCCTGGAGGGAAGCGGCCATGAAGGGCACGCACTCCCGGGAGATCTTCAATGCGCTCCGGCAGGAGTTGGGTGAGACGTCGACCCGGCGGGCGATTCGTGCAATTGCACTTGAGAACGCCAAGCTCATTCAGTCGGTGCCGATCAACGTGGCCGAGCGGATCATCAAGCAGGCTGTGGAGTACCAAGCGGCCGGGAAGCGAGCCGAGGAGTTCGAAGGTGAACTGCAGGCGAAGCTGAAGCACCTCACGGCCAGCCGTATCCACCTGATCGCGCGTACGGAGATAGGAAAAGCGGAATCGGCCATCACGCAGGTGCGGTCGCAGGAACTTGGAATCGAGTGGTTTCAGTGGTTAGATTCTGGCGATCAGCGAGTCCGTAAGTCGCACCGGAACATGAACAAGGTTCTGGTGAACTGGAACGATCTTCCATCACCGGAAGTGCTTGTTGGCGAGAAGTCCGCCGGTCGCTACGGGCCGGGGGGGATATACAACTGCTTTACCGGAGATACGAAGGTAACGGCTCCTTCAGGCATCAAGACGCTGTGGCGAGCACCGTATCGCGGTGACATCGTCCAGATCAATCTCGAAGGTGGAATCTTTTTCCGCGTCACACCGAATCACCCAATACTCACCGAACATGGGTGGGTTGCTGCGCGCGCGCTGGATGTAGGCAACAATCTTGTCCGTCTTTTCACTGGATGGCACACCAGCATAGAGCCAAACGTGAACGATGGTGTACCCACTTTCAGCGAGGTGTTTGATGCGGCGTCCCTTTGTGGAAATCGATCCAGTAGTTTTGGCCTTAACTTCCACGGCGACGTGATCCGAGACGATATCGATCAGATATCCATCGCAGACGACCTGTACTTCGACGGGCAATCCGGCCGACCGCATAGCGTCGGCAAGTTCTCGTTCCCCGACACCAACGGCGGGATTCGACAGGTTGTACCTGGCGTCTCTTTGCAGATTGGCTCCGCGAGTGCTACGTGCCTGCTCGATGAGTTGCCGACGCTCTTCGGGAGACATGCGCTGCATCCTGATGCGATTGGCATCAGCTCCGGTTCTTGGAGTGATCCCGTTGCGCTTCAAGTTTTTGCGAACTATACCGCGACCGACTTTCAGATGGAGCGAGATGCGCTCTTCGCTCCACTCCTCAGTGACATAGAGGCGCGTGAGCAATTCCGGATCGATTATGATCCGAAGGCCGTCGACAGCGGCCGGAAGTTTGTCCCTGAGACCTGCTTTAGCCAAAGCGTTCGACAGGTGGCCGCCGGAGGAATTGGTGCGAGCGCAAAAGGCCGAGACAGACTCGCCGGCCTTCAGGCACTCACTCGCATCACGAAGAAAAGCGTCAGTGAATTTTCTGGGCATGTTTTTACAATGGAAACGCGCGACGGATGGTACGGCGTAACATCTACAAGCATAATATCAAAAAATTGCCGCTGTATTACACTTCCGTTGGTTTCGCTCGACGAAGTCTCATGGCCGGCAAAAGTGTATTACACGGGCCAGATTACTCGGATGACGCGGGCTCAGTTCCAGCGGGTGTCGGGGATGCCGAAAGCGGCGTGATCGAAGGCAACAGACATTCTTCACTCGATGCAGCCACGAAAGCGCTGTCCGCCTGCATCCATGCGTCGTCGTAGCTGAAGGCCATAACGGCGATGACCGCGGTGCCGCGCTGGACGAACCATAGGCGCTCGGTTGGCCACTGCCAGCCTTCGGCCATTCGGCTGGGACCGTAGATCACGTGGACCTCGGGGCGGCCGGTGAGTATGATTCCGATGCGGCGGTCGGTCGGGGTTTCGTAGTAGGCGTAGAACATCAGGCAGGCTCCGAAGGCGGCGCGAACTGTTCCTTGGCGATCTTTATAGTCTCCGGCAGGCGTTGCAAGAGGTGTTCAGCTTGTGCGATGGTGATCCAGATCGAAGAGCTTTCCTCGTCGCCGCATCCACCGTTGATATGAATTTGCTGGCAATGTGGGAAGATATCTAAATCAAGACTGTTCGCTGCTGCCAGTTCTAGGCGTTCTTCTGCGGTTGCTGTAATTCGTGTGTCCATAGCTCCATTATCCCATGTCTCTTCAGGTATTCGCCGCGCTTTCCACCATCGTTGAGTACCTCGGGCAGAACGAGCACACCCGCGCCTTGCAGGGGGCGGTAAACCAGAAAGTGCGCGAAGAGTTTCGCGAATTCGTCAAGCGGAAGAACCGCGAGGCAAAGCGCCGGGCATGATTGCTATCTCCCGCCCACAGCCTGACCTACCGGGAAGCATCGCCCGCATCGGGAAAACATACGACGCCTCACCGGATCATCTGGCAGCGTGGAAAGCGCAGGGGCATGACGCGCAGCTCGCACGCCAAGGCCTAATCACCGGGGCTGGCAGCGGCGGTGGAATCGCCCTCGACGCCTTCACCAACGCTGCGGCCCGCAATGGCTTTGGGACGGCATCCGTAGCCGAGGGTGCCGAGTACGAGCTCGTCCGGTGGACCTACAACTACTGGCTGATGATCACGCTGTACCGTAACCAGTGGGTTGCGCGGAACATCGTGGACATCCCGGCCCAGGACATGATCCGGGCATGGCCGAAGTTGACATCGGACATCGAGCCTAAGGACCTCACCCAGATTGATCGCTGCATCAGGGTGACGCAGACCAAGAGCAAGCTGCTTGAGACGTTGAAGTGGGCCAGGCTGTTCGGCGGCGCCGGCGCGCTGATCCAGATCGACGGACACGAGAACCGGCTGGACGAGCCACTGGATTACGACACCATCGAGCTGGGTGCCTACCGCGGGCTGATCCCCTTCGACCGCTGGGTGGGAATCTACCCAGACGGGGCGCTCTGCAACGACATCACCCGGCCGGTCGACTACAACCTGCCGGAGCACTACCGGGTCCAGACGCCCAGCGGCGGTGGTACGTTTACGGTGCATTCGAGCCGCATCCTGCGATTCACCGGGCCGTCCGTCCCGTATCCCGAGTATCAGGCCCAGATGTATTGGGGGATCTCCGTACTCGAAATCGCCTATGAGGCGATGAAGATGCGGGATAACATGCTCTGGAACATGTTGGGTTTGAGCTTCCGCGCGAACCTTCTTTCGTTCCAGTTCGGGGAATTGGCGCAGGCGCTTTCGGGCGCATCCATGAACCAGCAGGCTCTGGTGTCGTTCTATCAGCGGCTCGAAGCGATGAACTCGCTGCTGAGCAACCAGAACATGCTGGTGCTGCCGGAAGGCCAGAGCTTGCAATCCTCGCAGTACCAGTTCGGGGGGTGCTCCGATCTGTTGGAGCAGTTCCGCTTCGAGGTGTCCGGCGCGTCGGGGGTTCCGGAGATGCGGCTGTTCGGGCACTCACCTTCCGGGTTGGGCATCAAGGACGATCCGGCTGAGCGGTTGTACGAAGAGAGGATCGCCGTCGAGCAGGACGATAAGCTTCGGCCGCAACTCGAAAAGCTGTATCCGGTGATGTGCATGTCGACGCTGGGAGAGATCCCGGACGACCTGGACCTGAACTTCCCGAGCATCAGGGTTCCGGGCGAGGATGAGAAAGCGGACCTCACAACCAAGGTAACCGCGTCCATCGTTTCGCTGTATGGAGCCGGACTAATTTCAAAGAAAATCGCGCTCCAGGAACTGAAACAGTCCTCAACATCAACCAACTTTGGTACCAACGTAACCGACAAAGATATCAAAGCGGCCGAGAAGGACGACGCCGACGCGAAGAAACTCCAGGAAGCGCAGCAGGAAGCCATGCTGGCCGGCGGGTTGGGACCGGCTGGGGCATCCGGATCCGAAGGCGAGACGGAGACACCTGCTGGTGAGGCAGAGAATGAACCAGCGCCGCGCAAACCAAAGCAGGCCGCGGACTCCGAGCACCGCGATCTGACGTTCGCCGGACTGCCAATCACCATCGAGTACGACGCAGGCACGCGGCGCCAGATCAGGAACGAAGCCGGCCAGTTGGTTTACGACCGGCTGATGCGCTTCGATTATGGGTTTATCCGCAACACGTTAGGACGTGATGGCGATGAGGTAGACGTCCTAATAGGGCCTGCGGAGAACGCGCCATTCGTGTACGTCTGCGACATGATCGACCTGGGGCCGGACATCGACAAACGGGAGAACGAGAGCAAGGTTTGTCTCGGCTTCCAGAGCCGCAGTTCCGCCGAGCGTGCTTTCCTCACAATGTATCCGCCAAGTTTCCTGGGCGGCATTGAGGAACTTACGCTGGCGGAATTCGTCGAGCAGTTGAACGAAGTCGACGGTTCCATGCTGGCGCTGGACGAGATCGGTTTCGTAGGCGATGACTTCGTGGAGTCCGAGCACCCACGCGGGCGCGGCGAGCACGGCGGGGAGTTCGTCGAGAAGGGCAGCGGCGAATCGACGACCAGCGGAAAGTCTGCTTCCGGTGCGAAGTCTTCATCTGGTTCGCAGGCCAAAGGTTCGGCCGCACTCGAACCGGCGCCGAAGGACCGGGCACAGTGGCCAGCACATATCCGCGCGTTGAAACCGCCGATTCCACCGGCATGGACCGATGTCCGCATCAACCCGGACCCGAATGGCGATCTGCTGGCCAGCGGGCGGGATATCAAAGGACGCCTACAGCCGCGCTACTCCGCAGAATTCAGCAAGCGGCAATCCGAGGAGAAGTTCAAGCGCGTGCATGATCTGGCGCGGAAGTTCGAACAAGTAAAGAAAGAGAACGACGCGCTGATGCGTTCGAAGGATGAGAAGGTCCGGCAGAACGCGGAGTGTACGGCTCTGATCATGAAGACAGGCATTCGGCCAGGCTCCGAGACCGACACCGGCGCGGACAAGAAAGCATTTGGCGCCACCACGCTACAGGGCAAACATGTAGTCAAAGATGGCGGCCAGGTGTATCTCCGCTTCACCGGCAAGAAAGGTGTAGCGCTGAATCTTCCGGTGGAAGACAAAGCGCTTGCGTCCGATCTGATGAACAAGGCAACGCAAGCCGGGCCGAGCGGCCAGTTATTTCCGCAGGTTAGCGCAGGTTCTCTGCTGCAACACGTTCACTCGTTGGATGGCGGCAAATTCAAATCGAAGGACCTCAGGACTTTGCTCGGCACGAAGACGGCACTCGAGGCGGTCAAAGAAGTTGCGCCGCCGACCAATGAAACCGAGTACAAAAAGCAGGTCAGGAAGATCGCCGATATAGTGGCTCGGAAGCTCGGGAATACACCTGTGATCGCCCTCCAAAGCTATATCTCGCCCGAAGTTTTTGCCGGCTGGAAAGAGGCATTGAGTGCCTGACGATCCATTTTTCGATGAAGACGGTGATATCCCGGACGACGACGAAGAGTTGGTTGAAACGCCGACCGATGTAGTCGAGGCGCTCGGGTTCGATCCGAAGGATACTCAGCCCTTCAGTAGTTCGGTGCGGACATGCTGAGCGATGGCGCGC